AAAATGATAACACAGCCTCAATAAGCAGTTTTCTTTGGATTATACTGTTTCCATTCAGTTCCATTCCATTTCAAATATCCATAGTCACAGTCCCATGCAATATCTCCTACAACGTTGTTCTCTGTGTACTCCATAACATATTGTCCGCTGTATCTAAACTCTGGTTTTCGTTCTTCTTTGTTAGACATGTGTGATACTATTATATGTTACGGATTGTAACAGGTTTGACTAAAGGGGAAAAAGAGGGAGGAGAACACTAGTGTGCGTTCTCTCTCCCTTTCAGTAAATTGTTACTGAGCAACACAATAGAAAGAAGCTTACGCTTCCTTCGTTAGTTCCAACCAACGCTTATGCAGAGCTTCGTTGCCTGCAATTTCGATAGGTTGCGGTGAGTCTTCGATGACGCTGTCATTCGAGTCAACACCAAATACAGTTGGATGCCACAAGTATGTGCCTTCCTTACTAAGTCGGTAATTCGCTAATTTAAACATGGTAATATAGTTTTGTGGGGGGATACCCCGGTGACGATGCATAGTGGGGGTCATTGATTGTGTAGGTTAACGCACTCAAAAAACTCCCAGATAAAATTTTTTTACCCAGAATTTTGTATAGCTTTGGGGCATGGCAAAAATCCAATCACACCAAAAAGAAGAGAGTACAGTCTCTAGGCCTGGAGTTCATGCTAAGACTAAGACGTCAGCCCATAAGGACTCAAAGAATTACAAAAAAGCGTACCGAGGTCAAGGGAGGTGAAGAACTATGACGTATCTTTACCGTCCCAATTAAGTAGCAATGGAAAACGAAAAGGACGACTTCAACGTAGATTTCTTAGATAAGAGTAAAACGGAAGCACTCGAAAAGAAAATAGAAACCGGAGAGATTACATGCAACGTGGATTCACCAGAAGCATGTGAGAACTGCGGAAGTTAACAGCCTAGAATAATCTAGATCACCCCTGAGGGATAGAAGTAGGGGGTCAGAAGTTGGGTTAATAACTGCAGCCTTGAGATAACAGGTAAACATAGCGGTGAAGTTGTCCCCAATAGCTGTGCAAATTGTGACACTATAAAACTCGGGTCTGGGAACACGGTAATAAGTAACTCCCCCAGACGTCAGGCTCAATACGCCGAGTGGAAGTGTGTCGTTTAATAAAAACCTAAGGGGGATAATTATGTTTGGTTTTAATTGATTACTTTTACGACAAACTAACTAGTCGTATGAGCAAGAAGATTAAGGACACCAAGTTAGGTGCTTGGTTAAAGGAAAAGGCTCCTAGCATTCTTGGTACCGTGGGTGACCTATTACCCGACCAAGGAGCACTGGGACTTGTAAAAAACCTCCTAGATAAAGAGCCTGATATCGACCCTGCCGAGGCGCAGGCAAAGATAGACGCAGAGGTGCGATTCCAAGAGAACGTAACGGAACGGTGGAAGGCTGATATGGGGAGCGATATTAAACTCGCCAAACTAATACGACCAGTTACCCTCATCACATTAATGGTAATGTTCTGCCTAACTATGGTGTTCGACAGCATGGACAGCTTACCATTCAACGTCAAGGACAGTTACATCGACTTATTGCAAATACTAATGCTAACCGCGTTCGGTGCATACTTTGCAGGAAGGACGATTGAAAAAACAAAAAAATGAGATCGCTGCTAGCACTGTTATTGCTCCTCCCAAGCATAGTGCTGGGACAGAGCTGGGTAATTGTGGAACTTCAAACAGACCAGTACGCACTCGAGACTAGCTGGGTAATCGTACAGGACGAGGAAGTTATAGAAGAGTCAAGCACTTACGCAAGTAACTCATACAACGAGCAGCTTGTCTTTCTCTCCCCAGGTAACTACGAGTTTATCATATACGACAGCTTTGGGGACGGGATCTGCTGTGGGTTTGGGGAAGGGTGGTTTGCCCTTAGTAATTCCTGCCAATTAGATACAGCAGTATACGACTTCAATAGCCCAGAACTAATACTCCCATTTGAGGTACTTCCTTGTCCCCCACCCATCTTTGGATGTACTGACCCAATAGCAGTAGACTACAATCCTTGGGCTAATGCTTCTCAACCTTGTGTTTATCCGCCCCAACCTTGTGACAATGGAGAGACCACCATTATTGTAACAGTAACCCCAGACACATACGCAGGCGAGATTAGTTGGGGACTGCAGTCTAATGAAGTAGAGATACTATCGGGCAGTGGGTATACTTCTGTAGGAATCCCAGTAATACATGATGTGTGCGTTGCTGTTGGGGACACTCTTGTCTTAGAAGTGTTAGACACTTTTGGTGATGGGATGTGCGGGAGCTGCTATGGTGGGGTTGATGGTAATATCTCAATAACTACTTTATGTGGAGATACGCTATACTATATAGGAGATACTTTGCAATACTCCACTATCTCCAGCGAGCCTATTGCTGTAGATGCATGCACAACTGATGTACTAGAGGGATGCACAGACCCTAACTTTACTGAGTACAACCCACTTGCAGATATAGATGACGAGTCTTGCCTAACCGAGGTGATCCTGGGCTGCATAGACTCTACCGCAGTTAATTTTAACCCCGACGCTAACACACTAGAAACACAGTCATTATGTATGACACTCCTTACAATAACAGACGGAGCAGGTGACGGATGGTTTGGGAGCTGGTTAGGTGTTGTGCAAGGGGATGAGATATTTGGCCCATTCCAAATGGGTCCTAATGATGGGACAGAAGAGCAGTTCCTTATCCCACTGTACTCAGGAGAACCTATAGAAGTAATGTTCTTTACAGGAGGTAACGCTGAAACTACCGCCGCCCAATGCGGATTCTTCTTCACCAGTCCTACTGGAATATTTATGGAAGCTGGAAGTAACCCTTGGACTGACCCAATAAATAAGTTCCCATTTAAATACGAAGGTGTTCCTTATTGTCAAGACTTCTGCATTGACGCTGTAGTTGGGTGCACAAACCCAATTGCATGTGACTACAATCCTGATGCAAATGTAGAATCAGACTGCACACTTCCCATAGAGTTCTATACCTGTGATAATCAGTGTGTTACAGATTTGGACAACGATGGAGTTTGCGATGAGTTAGAAATAGTTGGATGCATGGATGCTACAGCATTTAATTACAACCCTATTGCTACTGATAGTGGGGACTGCGAACAGATTGTCTTTGGTTGTACCGATCCCACACAGTTTAACTACAACGCGGAAGCAAACACAGACAACGGAAGTTGCGTAGCCTTCATTTACGGATGTACTAATCCAGATGCAATTAACTACGACGAAGAAGCAAACGCTGATGGGGGCGGTTGTATTGATGTGCTAGAGGGGTGCATGGACACAGACGCTTACAACTTTAATGCAGATGCTAATACTGCAGATAATGAGCAGTGTTTATATGATGCAGGATGTATAGGAGAGCCAGGCGATCCGTACTGGGGAAACGACCAGTGCTACTCATGGGTTATTAGTATTGACCCCTACTGCTGTGAAACTAATTGGGACAACGTGTGTGTAGAAATGTATGAGTACTGTGGAGACGGGNTAACAAACATCCCCGAGCTCTTTGAAAGAATAAGCATATACCCAAACCCAACAAATAGAACCATAAATATTCAAGCTCCCCCGAGTAGTGTAAGCACTATTTATAACTCTATAGGGCAAGAACTAATAACAACAATTAATTCACAAATAGAACTCCCTACCGCAGGAGTGTATATCGTAGTAGTGGAATACAACGGTCGAGTTGTTAAACAAACAATTGTACGAGAATGAGATACATTATAGCACTATTATTATTGGCCCCCACAATTAGCTGGGGACAAAGTGACTTCTACAAGAAGGTTCTTAGACGTGCTACTTTCTACGCTGCAGTAAACGGCGGAAACTCCGTTTCCGATCAAGAAGTATACTCTGTTGCTACAGGAGCGCTACAAACAAGTGTAATTAAAACTCCGTTTGACTATTCATTTACTCTGGGAGTTAGAAAGATTGCTAGGTTTGGGTATGAAAACAGAGCCAACGTATTTTACAACGGAACAGAAAAAACTTATGGTGACGCTGCTACCGTTGGAAAATATGACGGGTTCGAGTTCCTGGCGGAAGCGGACTGGAGGAGGCAGCAGGGGCGGAACTTTTTAGACCAAGACTACTTTGTTAGATACGTAGACAATTGGTGGTTAGTAAAAGCAGAGTATCTACAAGATGGGTTTGCTGACGTAAAATACTTTGAGTCGTCACAACGAGCACGACTTAAGATTGGGAAGAAGTTTTCCTTAAACCTCGGCATCGTACAAAGAATATCAGAACCTTACGGGTACGACCCTTTGCAGCAGTGGGTTCTCCCAAATAACCAACTACATTATACCGCCCTCGCAATACAAGAAGGGTACAGTATAGATGTTAATACAGGAGAATTTTTTGATCAGAACGGGGGCCTCGTAGCAAACGATCCTGCAATCTGGGAACAAGTAGTAATACCAGAAGTGCTAGATACCTACGTAGCAGACAGACGTGCGGAGCTTCAAAGTATATGGATGCATTCCGCTGTAATTGGGTTTGATTTTTATCATTACACAAAAGATTTTTGGATACACTCTTGGGGCAACATTATGCCCTATCACTTAAACAACGGAAACAAATTTTCGTACCATAACTTTGTAAACGGGGGCCAGTGGATAGACACTGGTGCTGGAATAGTCTTTGGTTCTAAAGTAACCAAAAGCTTAGGAGTATTTGCAGAGGGCAGGTACAATAGATACTGGAACAGAGAGTGGCACGACTTCTCTATCGGTTTAAACTACATATTACTATAATGGCACAGCATATTAATGAGAGCACAAAGATTACTTTAGATCTTAAAACAATTGGGTTAGCGGTTACGGGTTTGGGGGCGCTCATAAGCATGTGGTTTGTACTGCAAGCAGATATAGAAGAAGCAAAAAAACTCCCAGAGCCACTAGCTCCTGAAATCACACGCATGGAGTTTGACATGAAAGACAAATTAGTTCGTCAAACTATTATGACTACACAAGAAGATGTCACAGAAATAAAAGAAGACATCAAACGGATTGAGGAGAAAATAGATCAACTTAAATAAATGAGAAATGAAAACCTTAATCTCTGTTATATTATCCCTGCTTTTATTTTCAACAGCTGTTTACGTAAGTACGCCGCCTGTAGAAGAAGCTAAAATCTGCACGTCTGGAGTGTGCGTAGTAGAATTCAACGCCAACTTCAATCAGCAGAACGCTGTTCCTTGGATAGAACAATTAAATGATTGTGAAACTGGGAGAGTAGATATTGCATCTTCTCCGGATATGCAGCAAAGACACAAAATTGTAGTTGTTCCCACTATCGTAGTATTTAACGAGGGAGAAGAAATAACACGATTTCAGGCTAACATTATGATGACAATGGAAGCCACAGAAACAGATGTGCAAGATGCAATCGACGAAATTATACTAAGCGACTTTTAACGAAAGAGTGTAACGTTCCCACTGAGGTCTAAAACATCTCCGGAATACCCTCTTGCAATCAAAGTCCATACGTACATCCCATCTGCGGCATAATGAGTACCGGCTTCAGTTTCTCCTTCCCACTGCACTTCAGGGTCAGTAGTACTCCATATTATATTTCCCCAACGGTTATAAACAACTAAATTCCAGTCTCTCCAACACGTGTAAGATTGAGATACTGCATAGAAGGTGTCATTAATACCATCATTGTTAGGAGAAAACGCGTTAGGGACAAATACGGATCGGCAGTCTTCCCCAACAAACCCACCCATACAAGGGAGACCAGTACTGCAGTCTACTAATATCTCATTATATACTACATCATAGATGGTATCTGTGTTGTAGATGTATTCGTACACAACGACTTCTTGCATTAGAGTATCTACTTGCGTGATATACAATGTGTCTGTTGTAAAGACTTCTAATGTGTCTGTTACATAAACGTACTCAATATCAATCTCTGTAACAATAACTGTGTCTAAAATGTTAATGTAAATAGTATCAAAGACATCTACATAGACGGTATCGTAGAAGTAATACTCCCAAGGGATGTACAACGTGTCTAACTGCAGCACAGTCACTGTATCAGCAGGAAGTTCTACATACTCAATAAGCGTATCTATCTCAGTCACGTAAACCAGTAAAGTATCGCAATACTCGGGATCAGGAGGCTCTATGCAATCCACTCCCTCAGGCATGTAAAAAACAAAGTTATTATTACCTGTAATAATCTCACCAGGAACACTCGTTACGCTCATGTAGTTTCCTTGCCCTGCTGCCCATGTGCCGATACTATTAATGTTGCCCGTTACAATTATAGTATCCCCCGGTTGAATCCAAACAGCAAGATTAGAAACCCCGTTAAAACAATTAAACGTAGTACCTAAAAAGTCGCTAAGGCAAAAGTTTGTAACTGCTTCATTTCCTATGTTTACTATAGTAGCCTCGTATACGTAAGAAGACAGGACTCCTGTCTCGTACTCTTGGCAGCTTTCATCCGTAACAGTTATATTAAGTATGACTGGATCTGGGCCTATAGAATAGACGCAGGTGCCATCATCTTCAGTAGCATCCTCATTGTAATTAAGTGCAAAGGGGTCAGTGCACCCAGGGAATACAATGGTTTTTATAGCTATATTAGCGTATCCCACAAGTATGACTTGGGCGAGCAATACGAGAAGAAATAATTTTTTCACACAGCTAATATATAACTATATTTGTGACTACTATGAATTTAAGGTACCCAATTAACCGTAAAACTATGCAGCTAGAGGTTGTAAGGTTTAGCTCGCAGAAAGACAGTACTCTTGGTCTGTTATTTAATGTTACAGACAAAAAAAGAGAATTTTTATGCTACACATTAGAGGATGAATACAGAGATACGAAAGTCATGCACGAAACGCGTATCCCTGCTGGGACATATGAAATTACGCTTAGAACTGTTGGGGGTTTTAATTCTAAATACTCTGAAAGGTTTGCTGATATTCATAAAGGGATGTTGTGGGTTCGTGATATACCTGGGTTTGAGTATATTCTTATCCATTGCGGTAATGATGATGATGATACTAGTGGGTGTCTACTCTTGGGTAACACACAAACAGAAAACATAAAATCCGACGGGTTTGTAGGAAGTTCTACTACAGCATACAGAAGAGTGTACGCAGAAGTAGCAGAGGTGCTTGAAAAGGGGGAAAAAGTAGAAATTTCTTATATAGACTTTGACACTATATAAGTTTCCTTTATATTTGCTGCAAAGCAAACTATTATGGGAACCAAATTGAATTTTAATCCTACTCGAGACTGGGTAGTATTTAGAAGTCCTAGACAAGAAACAACCGACTCCGGTATTCACTTGTTAGGCGATGCGCAAAAAAACATAAGCACTAACATTGTAGAGATCCTGGAAGCAGGTCCAGACTGTGTGATGGTTAAACAAGGAGACACAGTTCTTGTGCATCCAGAGTCAGGAGCTCTTATCATAAATCTCGACAAGAAAGAGTATGCATGTGTTAATGAATTTCAGATTGTAGGCGTTATCCCAAAGAACGCGTAATTGATGAACGGGACAGTCACTCTCCCGCTAAAAGACTTTGATGAGCTACGAAGCTCAAGCAAAGACTCACAGGATATGCAAAAAAAACTAAAACGAGCCGCTAAGGAGATCGAGGTTTTTTTGTCCTTTCTGTGTACACGGGAAAATATCCAGATATACGTGGATGAGTTTAACAATCAGTCTTCTCAGGCTACAATACGCATTGTAGACGGGAAAGCCAAAGTGCAAATCAATGAAAACACTTAAGATAGAAGTAAATTCTACACTCAAGTATCTACAGGTATTTAACGGCATACTAGAGCTTACAGACAAGGAGCTATTAGTGCTATCTAAGTTTATAGACCTGTCAGACACAGTAAACCTGTGCTCTACAGAAAACAAAAGAGTTGTAGCAGACAGTTTAGCTATTAAAGATTACAATACGCTAAATAACTACGTAAAGAAGTTAAAAGACAAGGGTGCTATTAGAAAAACAAAAGATGGCTACAAACTGTCTCAGATACTAATACCTCAGAAAAACATTAACCTGCAAATATTTTATACAAATGAGTAAGCTATCAATAAGGCAAATGCTGCTAAACTTCAAAGATGAAATTATACGATATGCTAGAGCAGGAGCTCCACATGTATCAAATGCTGAGTATGAAGCTAGGCTATGTACGTGTGCAAGTTGTCCTCATCTAGAAGAATATAGGTGTGGGATATGTGGATGCGTAATAGAAGAAAAAGCAAAATGGGCAACGTCTAACTGCCCGGATAATAGATGGGAGGATGAAGGAAAAAATAATAATTCAGAAGCTAGCCAGTGAGCACAATCTACCTCTGCACAAAGTAGAAGAAGCTGTGTACTATCAGTTTAAATACGTAGCAGATGTAATGCGTGCAGGAAATTTTGAGGCAGTCCGGCTCCCTTTCTTAGGGAAGTTTCATGTTAGAAAAGGAAGATTAAAATATTTAAATGAAGAACCTAATAACAGCTGACGGAAATACGGTTATACCAGCACCGTACGTACTTACTGTATCTGAGTTTAAATCACTTAAGATTGAAGAGCTGTCTGCTGTTTATTTCTTTGTGGACCACAGGTCTCCGTACGGAGTATACGAGGAGGAAGACAGGTGGAACCATATCATGGACTTACTAAAAGTTAAGTCTACACCAAAAATTAAAGCAGCAATAGAGAAGTACAAAGAGCTATCAGAAACTTCCGCAGTGAAGCTGTTAAAAGCTGCAAGAGAATCGGTAACTAAACTAGAGGCATATTTTAGAGATGTGGACTTGACCCTAGCAGATGACAACGGCAAACCTATATTTCACGCCAAAGACCTAATATCCAATCTGTCTAACATGGCAAAAGTGGTGCAAAGTTTAGATGAGTTAGAAGACCTGGTAAAAAAACAACAGCAGAAAGACAATCCTAATAGAGGAGGGGTAGTAACTAACAAGTATTCGCAGTGATATTCCAAAACACACACAACTTCTCTCCTGCAGCTAGAACGTATATTAGATCGGGCTATTATACAGACGCATTAAACGGAACAAAAGAGTATTATGAGTTTTGGGACACAGAACGAAACAGATGCATGTATGGATTTGAAGTAAGTGGCATCAGAATTACAGGCTACCACTACTTTTACCTTAATTACTGCCCAATTGACCGCGCAGTAGACGAAGTTCTCCCAGATGGGACAGTACAAGCACGCAGAGAACGTACATTTCCAGCATTCTACGACGGAGACTACAAATATTACCATGCAGTAGACACATGTAGGAAAGAAAACAAACATATGTCTGTACTTAAAGCCAGACGTAAGGGGTTTTCCTACAAAGCTGGGAGTATGCTAGCACGTAACTACTTCTTTCTACGTAACTCTAAGAACTTTGTATTTGCAGAACAGAAAGAATACCTAACAGGTGACGGACTCTTGTCTAAGACCTGGGATTTTATATCATTTATAGATGATAACACTGCATGGACACAGCCTCGTCTGACCGATAAAGAAATGCACAAGCAATCTGGGTATAAAAAGAGAGTTAACGGGACAGACGTAGCTCTTGGCATGAAATCACAGATAATTGGGGTATCTCTTAAAGATAATCCTCATAAGGTGCGGGGTAAAGCGGGTGAGCTCATATTCTTTGAAGAAGCGGGATCGTTCTCGGGACTTCTAACCGCATGGGAGATTGCTATGCCTACAATGAAACAAGGTTCTAAAACACTTGGGACTATGATAGCGTTTGGCACAGGCGGGGAAGAAGGACACGGATTTGCTTCATTAGAAGAACTATTCTACCACCCAGAAGCATACAACTGCTTATCATTTGAGAATGAGTGGGACGCGGGAGCTATGGGTACATCGTGTGGGTACTTTGTTCCTATATACCAAAACCTAGACGGCTTTATGGACGACTATGGGAACTCAATGATAGCAGACGCTAAAGAGTTTGAAGAAGAGGCCCGCACCAATAAGAAGAAAGCAAACGACGCAAAAGCTTTAGACCAGTACATAGCTGAGCACCCGTTTACACCACAAGAAGCTACACTTCAAACTACAATAAACATCTTTGATGTTACCTCGTTGAAAGAACAGTACAATAGAGTAAAAGCACATAACCTGGAAAAGGAAGGGACTGCAGGGTTATTGTACTATAAAGGAGAACAAGTGTCTTTCAGACCTGATCCTACTGTAAAACCAATCAATAAGTTCCCGCACAGAAAAGACGATGATTTAACAGGAGGAATAGTGGTGTATCAAAACCCATTCAAAACCAAGGAAGGAAACACACCTCACAATCTTTACGTTATCTGCCATGACCCTTATGCACAGAGTAAGAGTACAACCAACCAATCCTTGGGAGCAGCCTATGTAATTAAACGTCCCAACAATCTATCCAAGCCGGACGATATAATTGTGGCTAGCTACGTAGGAAGACCTCAAACACAAGACGAGTACAATAGAAACCTGTTCATGCTAGCAGACTACTACAATGCTAAGATTGGGTTTGAGAACGATAGAGGTGAGCTTATTGCATATGCCAAACGATATCGCAAATTGCATAAGTTGCAAGAAGAGTTTGAAATGTTGGACAAACGAGAGCTACGATCAAAGAACGTTAAACGTCAGTATGGTATGCATATGACAGAGCAACGTAAGCGACAAGGGGAGCTTTATATAAGAGACTGGTTAATATCACCACGAAGCAAAGATGAAGACGGCAATGTAAGATTAAATTTACATGACGTTTATGATGTTGGATTACTACAAGAATTGATTAAATTTAACCACAAAGGTAATTTTGACCGAGTCATGGCTTTTATGGTAGGAATGTATCACACTAGAGAGCTATATAATAAAGAGGTCGTTGAAAGCATTAACGATATGTCTCAAAACGAATGGTTCGATCGAAATTATAACTAAATTTTATACTTTTACAGGAATGTACGGAGCAGCAAAAATACCGCAGCAAAGACTCCCGCTAAAGAAGAAAACTAAGAAGTGGAGAGAGGAATGCATTGATGCTTTCATTAACCTATCTAAGTTCGGACTAAGCGAGAGGCGCAGCAATCTTAAGGCCCTATATGATTATTATAACGGAGAGGTAGATGAAACCGACTACCGCTATGTCATAAAGCCGTACGGCAAAAGCAGAGAAAACTTTCCGTCTAAGCTAAGGAACTACCCCATTATCAAACCGATCATAGATTTGTTGCTAGGGGAAAAGTCAAAAAGGCCACTAAATTACAGCGTTACTGTAAAGAACGCAGACAGTGTTAGTCTCAAGCAGCAGGCTAAGACGGAGCAGTTACGTAAGACAGTAGAAGCTATGTTCTTGAAAGAAATAGCAGAACCTAAAGATTTGCAGAGCCAGCAGGCACAAGAACAAAAACCACTTCTTCCAAAGCAGGTAGCAGAACAGTTTGAGCGTACATATGTAGATGACCGTGCCATTAAAGGACAAGCAGCTGTAAACTACATCATGTATGAACAAGAAATGTATGATAAGTTCCAGAAGCAGTTCTTCCACTTCCTAATAGCAGGAGAAGCATACTCCCACAAAGGAGTAAGACGCTCAGAACCTTTCTATGATGTAGTTAATCCTATTGATATTGACTTCGATAAAGATCCTGATGTAGAGTTTGTAGAGGATGGGGACTGGTCAATAGTTAGACGATACGCACACACGTCTACGGTTATAGATCAATTTGGGGACTTTCTTACAGAGCAGCAGGTATTAGAACTAGAAGATCCCAAGAACCAATCAGTAGATACGTACTTATTGTACAGATCAGAAGCTGCAGGTAATGGGGATAACGTATACCGCAATAGACTTGTTGAAGTAGTTACTGTATATTGGAAAAGCAGAAAGCGTATTGGCTTTGTGGAATACATAGATCCACAAACAGGAGTAGCGGAAGAGTTTGAGATAGATGAAGAGTACAAGATGCCACCAGAACTTAAGGCCCAAGGCGCTAAAACCAATTGGGAATGGGTAAACGAGGTATGGGAAGGCACTAAGATTGATGGTAGATTTTATGTAAAGATGACCCCAATCGCTAACCAGCGTACGTCACTAGACAATCCATCACTCTGCAAGCTCCCAATCAATGGGTTTAAGTACTCAGACATTAACTCTAATAACGTATCTCTAGTTAGTTTAGGTATACCTTTTCAGATTAATTACAACATATTCAAGTACCGCATGGAACTTGCTATTGCACGGTCTAAGGACATCATAGCACAGTTTGATATCAACATGATCCCAAAGAAATGGGACCTGGACAAGTTTATGTACTACGTAGAAGGCACAGGCATTGCCTGGGTTGACTACAACAAGGAAGGCATACAGCTTTCACCTCAGCACCAGTCTGTATTAGACATGTCTATTAAGACAATAGAACAATACATACTTCTCTTAGAGAATACTATGCAGGAGTGGGAAAAGATATCAGGGGTGAACAGACAACGACAAGGAACAATAGGTGCAAATGAAGGTAAAGGATCTTCTCAGCAAGCTATTGTACAATCAAGTCATATCACAGAAGACCTATTCCGCAAGTTCTCACGCTTTGAACAACGAGAGTTGCAAGGAATGCTAGACTACTCTAAGGAGGCTTGGGTATCTGGGAAGAAAGGTATGTATGTAATGCCCGATACAACTACTCAGTTTATAGACCTTGAGTCACTTGGGCACATGGAGTCTGAGTATGGAATCTTTGTATCTGACGCTGGAAGAGACCAAGAAAACATTAGACAAGCACGTGAGCTATCACAAGCAATGATTCAAAACGGGATGCCTGCATCTGCAGTACTCGAGTTACTTGATACTGAGAACTTCTCTGGTATTAAAGACAAGCTACGTAAAGCAGAAGCGGCACAAGCAGAACTTGAACAAGCTCAACAGCAGGCTCAACAACAGCAAATGCAACAGCAGATGCAAATGGACCAGCAAAAGATGCAGCAAGAGGGACAAGAAAAAGATCGTGACAGGCAGAAAGATATAGAAATAGCTTTGATTAACGCAGAAGCAAAAGACCAAGCTAATCGCTTAGATATAGACTTGCAGAAAATTATGCAGGACTACGACATTAAGCAGAAAGAAGTAGATCTTAAACGTGAAGCGTTATCTAAAGAAGGTGACCTCGAACCTAATGGGGAGTAATGGATAACGCTACTCGCCGGAGTTTATTGACAAGACACCGACAGTCTCAGTTTCCTGGGTCTATACTTGATGTATTCAAGGCACACGACCAAGGAATAGACTTACTTGGGGAGTTTGAGCAACAACAAATGCAAGTTGCGCAAACACCTCAACAGCAACAGCAAGGATTGAGACCCGCACACCAGGTGGGGAACGTTAATCAAAGTATGACATTCCCTAATGTCCCTCCTAACACTCCATTCAATACGATGGGCATGAAAGCCCCAATCGACATCAAAAAGTTTAATGAGCAGGGACACTTAGTCAAGTCATACGATAACGTTCCCCCAGGTGTACAAAATCTCCCAACAGGACCACAACGTGGTACAGTCATTGAGACTCCTGCTAATATGCAAAGTGGGGGAGTTATTCCTGGAATGCAACAATACGCACAGTATAACAACCTTAACCCAGAGTTAGCAGCAGCCGTTGCGTCTCGTCCTCAAAACAATGATCGCTTAACGTCGTCCACAGACGCACAAATGCGTCAGTTTAATAATAGGGGAGAACAGACTCGTGTAAATAAAGCCCAGACAAATGTGTCAAACAGGTTAAGCGCTGCAGGTAGCAATGCTTACCAGTTTCATAAAGACAAGCCTTTAGACGCTCTGGGCATGGACCTCGCAATTGCAGGACAACTACCTGTAATTGGGGAAGTAGCAGATTTAGCAAATGCTGGAATTAGTGGGGTGCGAGGCCTATACAATACTGCAGTAGGAGACACAGCAAAAGCTAAAGAGCAGTTTACATTAGCAGGTCTTAGTGCCGCTAGTGCAATACCGTTTGCAGGGAATGCAGTAGGTGCGGCTCGCATTGCTAAAGCTGGGCACAACATATCACACAAGGCACACACTCTTGAGAAAGGGGTAATTGGGGCTAAAGCCTTCAAAGCTAGTGCTTACGAAAGAAGGCAAGCAGGGGGTGTTCGTAAACTGCAAGCAGGAACTCCACCCTCGTTTGGGATAGATTCTGAACTATTAAAAGCTGGAGTAGCAGGTACAGAGAGTAGTGCTGGAGTTAATATGATGAATCCAGGTTCTACAGCAACTGGATTGTATGGGCAGCTATTTAGCGAGGTAAAAAATAGTTACCCAGGAACGCGAAAAGAGTTTAGCACAAACATAGCTGCACAAGATAGCATCTTTGATAAAAGACTCTACGAAGGTTTGAATAATGAGAAATCAATGATGAACAACCTTGAGCATATGTATAAAAACTATCCTGATCAAATTGCAAAAAAAGGATATAGTGCAGAACAGCTTGCAGGTATAATTAATATGCTTGGGAGACAGGGAACTAGAGAGTACTTAGGATATGTAGTCAGAGATAAAAAAGATTTAGCAGATGTATTCCCTAGTAAGTACGGTCCTAATGTTCCAAAGGAAAAGAAAAACAAAACTCCTGATGAGTACGCCAAAACAATGCAATCGTGGATAAATAAATACGCAAAAGATAACTGTCCTGGAGGAGACTGTGAGGAAACCACTCAAACCCAAAAGTACTTTAAACTGCGTAAGTGATATATTATAAGGTTTTTTGTAAAAAATAATTTTATAAGAAACAAGCAAACTAACTAATTAAATTTGTAAACATGCAACCAGACGACAAGTTAAACATAGACTCTCTAACCCTAGACAATGTCATAGGAGATGGAGTCGAAGTACTGCAGGACGACACAGAAGTCCAAGCAGAATCTCCTCAAGAAGTTGAGGAAGTAACAGATGAAATATCTGCAGAACCTAATGATAGGGGTGATGAAGACGCTGATGATGATGAATATCAACATGAGCAAGAAGATCAAAACTATATTGAAGATGAAGCAGACGAAGATGTTGAAGCAGAAAGCGGAAGCGTAGCCTTTGAAGTTGCAAAAACTTTAGGGTTTGAATTAGACGGAGACTATGAAGATTCTGTAGAGGGTCTTACAAGCTTCGTAAAAGACGTTACGCAAAATGCGGCAGAAGAACAATTGGAAGGCCTATTCCAACAGTTCCCTGAAGTGCAGCAACATCTTGACTATGTACTAGCGGGAGGTGAATCCCGTGAGTTCTTTCAAAGACAGGGCCAGCAGATAGATTATAACTCTATCCAAGTAGAAGAAGGAGACGTTAATATGCAACGTGCAATACTAGCTCAGTTCCTTCAAACTAAAGGCCACGATACAGAATTCATACAAGACACTATTGATACGTATGAGGATTCTGGGAAGTTGTACAATAACGCTGAGAAAGCTAAAGGACATCTTGCATCGTACCAAAAAGAGGAGCAAGAACAAATGATGGCTCAACAGCGTGAAGAGTATGATCAACAACAAGAACAACAACAAGAGTTCTGGGGTGAGGTAGCTGATACTATCGAATCAGGGAATGAGTTTGCCGGAGTTCGCATCCCAGACCGAGAGAAATCAAACTTCTTTGAGTACATATCTGAGTCTGTCGGAGATAACGGGGAAACACAAAGGGACCTTGACTATCAAGAAGCAGCAACAGATGTCAAATTAGCTATAGATTACATGCTATATAGCGGATTTGATCTTAACGGTGTAATCGAAAAGAAAGCGAAAACTCAAGCTGCTAAGAATTTAAGAAACAGGATTGTTTCAAATGAAGAGAAAGTAAAGAGCGCTCGCAAACAACAAAGCAGATCTACAAACGTCGACTTTGACAATTTAGATCTCGGAAGCATTCTACAATAAAAACTAACTTAAAAACTAGAAAACTATGGCTTTAACGCAAGTACTAAAAACGTACTACAATGATCAGCAGATGACCGACACTAACTCGTTGGTTAATGCACTTATGGAGAAACCAGAAGAGTTGTCTCCTATTATTACTCACCTCGCAGGACGCGAAGAGAAGAAGTTTCCTTTGTCTTTCCTTACGGAAGGCGTAGGTAATACTAAATCTATCGACCGTTTTGAGTATGAGTACCGTGTAAAAACTCACGAAGTGAATGTTCGCCCCGTATCTAACGCAACAGCTTTGTCTGCAGCTCAAGGTGCAGGCGGTCAATTGTTCAAATTGACATTCCCTGACAAGTGGTTTATTTTCCCATATACCCTGGTTTCACAGTCTGGTGTACTTGCTCGTATTATGGAGCAGCCTAAGCCTGTATCTGGTGGATATGAGTATACATTGAAGCTTGTATCTCCTGATCAAGCTAGCATGCCTGCTTCAGACGTTGTTAATGGCGCTCTCTTCGGTATGTTGTTTGCATCAGTAGGTGTAGACTTCTCTCGTGGAAATGCATCTAACTGGGCAGCGCCCGGATTGGTTCGTTCTAAGATCGGAACAGTACGTAAGTCTTACCACATGTCTGGTAATGCTAAAGATTATGTTGCACAATTTGAGCTTCCAACTCGTGAGGGTTCTAAGACTAAATTGTGGATGGACTACGAAGAGTACCGTCACATGCTCAAGTTTAAAGAAGAGTGTGAGATGTACTACTGGTATGGCCAGAAGACATATGGTGACAATGGTGTAAATGAGATGATTGACGAAAACGGACAACCTGTAATTGCAGGTCCAGGTTTGTTTGAGCAAATCATCAACAAGGACACTTACTCTACTCTTACTCAACAAAAGATTGAGAACGTGATTGGGGACTTGTTCTACGGAATGACTGACGCTACTGATAAGCAGGTGACTTTGTACACCGGTATTGGTGGAGCACGTGAGTTTGATAAAGCAATGAGAGCCTACTATGGTAATAACTCTTATCTCCAAACTACGGAGCCTAAGTTTATCACAGGTAGCGGACGTAGCTTAGGTATCACTGGTTACTTCAATTCTTATGAGCACGTTGATGGTCATAGAGTGAATGTAGTTAAGGTACCATTGATGGATCACGGTCCTGTTGCTCAAGCTTCTGCTAAGCACCCAGAATCTGGATTGCCATTGGAATCGTACAGAATGACGTTTGTCGACCAGTCTTCTTATGACGGAGAAAACAACCTCCAGATGATTAATAAGAAAGGTCGTGAAATGTTGCGTTGGGCTGTTGCTGGTTCAGTTGTCCCTAAGGGATTTGCTGAGTCTGACACTCGCGCTAGTGACATAGACGGTGCATCTGTACACATGTTGAAGACGGCTGGTATCCTGCTCCGCAGATTCGATACTTCGCTTGATCTCCAGTGTGTGGCATCGTAATTTGTGTTTGGTTTGCACAGGGGGGACTGCTGTCGAGTGGTCCCCCTGCTTACCAAAAACCCCCTATTAAGTTATTCTTCTTATAAAAGAACAGCTTAGTTATTCTTTCTAAACTTAAAAGAACAATCAAACCATGCGAACAATATACATACGCAGAAAAGAGACTCTTAATTTCTTACCCAAAGAGGTAAGAGCAGGAGCAAAAATTAGCATCGGAAGCATCTATGTAGGGCGACAGCCTTTACGAGGTGTAGAAGGTGAAGAATCACATAAGTTGCTAGCGCAAATCTTAGACGTTCCTCCAGGACATGAAAAATGGCCAAAGGAAGAAAAAGATTTCTGGTCTAGCATGAGTGTGAAGATTCCTTTCGAAGGAAAGGAGTTAAACATCGCAGTAGATGAAAGCGGTAACCCAGAGAATGTAATGGATTACCTAATTTACAAGTGGTGTTTAAAACACAGACAAGTTGCAGAGTCAGAAGAAATAATGAAATCTGACGGACAAAAGCGGTTCTATATATATGATCCACAAAAAGACTTGCTGAAACAAAATGTTGAGGTTAAGCTTAAGAAAGAGGCAGATAAGGAGTTTATCAAGATTTCTGCTGATACGGATAAGATGCGCAGACTATTGCGAGTATTGTCTAAAGGAGCAAGACCAGAGACTCTCACAGACATGGAGATAGAGAATCAACTGTACAGTATCAAAAGTGAGAAACCTGCAATGTTTCTTAAAATGAGTACAGATAAGAATCTTGATGTACGTGCAGAACTCGAAGAGATGATTGAGCTAAGTGTGCTTCGAACTATTGGTAATCAAATCATCTATGCAGATGAAACCATTGGTGAGAATATCACTGACGCTATAGTGTACTTTAATAATAAAAAGAACTCAGGGCAGGTTAATGCAATGAGGGCACAACTCAAAGAGATTAAATGACTATAGAAGAGATGCATATTGCTGTCAACCTGGGGGTGCAAAAAATTGCATCTTTCCAGGTTGACAATCTCTTACCCCAAGAGATTGATCACGAGCTTAATAGTGCGATGGATTCGTTTATTAAGCAACGTTACTCTCCTATGGGTAATAAATACCGTGATGGCTTTGAGCAATCTCAAAAGCGTATAGATGACTTAAGAGCTCTAGTAGTAGACTCTCGAGTAAAATGCTTTTACGGAGGCACAACTATAACGGGATTTAACGTAGACCGAGCGCCTTTACCTAATGACTACATGTTCTTAGTAAACGCTGTAGGAGATACCTTTTACGATTGTCATATCCCGATTGTATTTGAAAGTGCAGTGCTTTCATATAAGCCGGTCAGCGTACCGCTAACACCTACTACTAATCCAGGATGGATACTCACAAGTATTACTGCTGGTGGAACTCCTTTGATTTCTAATGCTGCAGGTATGGACTTACCATACTTACTTAATAAGCAGAACTATGATCAAAGTTTGATAGCAAATATCGCACCCGCTATGTCTGATCCTGCTTTTGGGGCAGAATCATCAACAATAGATCCTGAATACGACATGGAAGAATGGGCTGCTTCAGAGTTAACCCCTACGAGTGATTCTAATACTCTAGTGCTCCTGTTGTCAGGTGCAATTGCTGATGAAACCATTAAGGCTATATGGACTAATCCATTAAATGCAGCACAGACAGAAGAAGCAGCGTCTGTTCAACCTGCTACTGTAACCGTAACGTATCGAACGTACAAGAACGCAGGCACAAGACAAAAGGAAAAAATGAGCTATGTGCAGCATGATGATCTTTATGCGTTACTTAGTGATCCGTTTAATACGACTAGCTACGACAAGATTAAATACACTATTCAAGAAAACTTTATTGACGTACATAGTGACGATACTTTTTTCACTACATTTGTCAATATTAAATATATAAGACAACCTAAGCGTATGGATGCTATCCTAAACATAGGTTGTGAGCTGTCTCCCCACACTCACGAAGAGATCGTGGAGATGACAGTTCAAAGCATACTAGAGGCCATTTCTGACCCGAGGTATAACTCACAATCTAGGGAAGTCCTAGGTAGTGAATAAATTTGACGTTTAATCCCTAAATAAAATTAAGATGGGAACCAATTTATCACAAGTCTTCGTACAAAACGGAGCAGTACTAACAGCATCTGGCGACTTCAATTCAGGAGGAGCAGGAGCAGTTGGACTATTTGTAGACGGAGCATTTGCTGTTACTGCCTTATTCCAAAAGACATTTTCACCACTTGACAGTGACACCGACACTGCCGACGGCAGCACACCATCGCCGACCGCAGCATTGGCCTTCGCTAGCCCAGCATGGTTACGAAAAGAATTGCAAATTGTACAAGGAGGCACAGGTAACGCTATTGCAACACCTTTGATTGCTACAAGTGCTATCAAGCGTCTTAGCGTTGATGTCTATCAAGCATGGGCGGGGCATAAAGCTACTATTACTAGTGCTAAGCTTAATGTTGCAAATGCGGCCGGAACTGCCTCTGCAGACGGAAACAGCTATGACTTCAGATTTATCATCCGAACTACTCCGACTGATCAGCTTTCTTTTTATGATGCAAATGGTGTGTCCCCTTTCGGAGACTTCCCATTGGGAGCTTTCAACACTACTAACCACAAGGTAATCAACATGTCTGTTGATATCGCTGACGTGGATGATGCAAACGCTTCTGCCAACCTTACTGCTGTTCAAGCTGCTATTGCTGCTAGCCCTATACTCAGCAAAATAGTCGCAGCAACGGACGTAAGTAATGACATTGTTATTACAGCTTTGCACCCAGGTTTGATCTTTGATTTGATTATCCAAAACGTAACTAACGGTGCTAAGGCGCAATCCATTGCTACTACTGGTCAAGTTTTAGGAACTGGTAATGATTGGCAGGTAATGGGAGAGGAGTTTCGTTGCCAGAGCCGTGTAGGTAACTTCAACAGAATGTACCTTCCACAAACGATTGCCCCAATCGCAGTTAAAGGAAATAAGTATCACAAGATTACTGTTGAGTACGCACACAACTGGCCAAGCTCTACAGGTATTGCACCTGCAGGAGAGTTGAACCAGGTAGTTCTTTATGTTGGTGCTTCTACTGCAATTGCATCAAACACAAGTAATCAGAACATTACTGCTCCATTTGGTATCACAAATGATACTACTGTATTGCAGTCTGCCAAGTACGCTTGGTAATATCTATTATGGTAATGGGGAGGGCAATTGAGCTCTCCCCCTTATCACTTATAACTTTGCAGCTGCCTGTAACCTAAACTTTGCGCAGTGCGAGGTTTTGTGAGTTACAGGCTTTTTTAATTCAAAACAGAATAACATGGCATCCGTTGAAGACGTAAGATTCTTAAATACCTCTACTAATTGTAAGACTATTAGCGGGAGAATAGCGAACGGGCATCTTGATATGTTCGGGAGTGCCATCGCTGACATAACTGATATCAAAAAGATTTACATCTACGATCAGAGTAAAACAGTACAACTGTACCTAACGCCCACTGACAGCGGCGTGTCCAATTCAGGGGGAGCATTTATATTTACAGCAACATCAACCACAGCATTTGTAGGAGTCATATCAGTAGAGCTACATGATGCTACTACCCTCAACTATGATATAGATGCAGACGGAGTAAAGAATGAAAATGCAGCAGATACTACTCTTATGCAGACATTGTATACAGTAGCATCGTGTCAAATAGACTGCTGCATAGCAAAGCTTGTTGACGCAGCAATAGAATGTCACTGCAAATGTGACAAGTGTAAAGAAGATCTGCTTAGAGCAGAAAAAGTATTTTTAATGCTACAGGGTGCAACGTTTGCTGCTGAACAAGAAAGCAATTACGACCACGCTGTAAGTATGTACAACAAAGCAAATACTCTCTGTGTAGAGGTTTGCGCATGTGGATGCTAATGGCTACTACAGTACAATCATACGACAACAACCAGGTCATAGTTGATAGACTCGCAGCATTGCGTACGTGTATCAGCAAAAAGCATCACGCCCTCTATTCAAAGATGATAGGAGGAATACAATGTGACACTGGTGAGAATGTCAAACTAACTTTGATAGCATACCTGTTACAGGACTATCAAGTAAATGCAGAAGATAAAAAAGATCTAGACTGTCTGCAGGTAACCAACTCGGCTCGACCTGGGTGGAAACTAATAAACGTATTTTTAGATTACGTACAAAGAGAGTGTAGAGACTGCTTAACAATTGGAGCTACGGTTGCTGTAGGAACTGATGGAGTTTCCAGCTCCCCTACACCTACTATAACTTTTATCACAACTCAATCAGGGAGTCCTTTAATAACACAAGGCTCGGACAACCTAATAACTTAATAAAATGGCTAACGTAAAGATAAATGATCTTAGCGCTACAGCAGTAGCAAGTACAACGAGCTCACACTTTTTTGTAATGGCCGATGGGTCTACCACCACAAAGTTTGCAGCCTTGTCTGCTGCAATAAAAACTATTACAACTTTAGGAAGTGCAGGCGCAGGAGTTGTAAAAACATTTGCTCTTGGAACACTTTCTCAGAGAGATATTGTAGGGGGTACAGGTGTAACTGTAACTCAAAATACTAATGACCTAACACTAGCTGTTACTCCTAGTGATATAAACATCAGCAGTCTCACAGGAATTGGATCTTTTGATCTAAACGCCTGCAGTAACTCTAGTTCTGCATTTCTTTCGAGTGTAAACCTCGCATCTAATGTAACAGGACAATTACCCATAGCAAATGGGGGAACAGGTGTTGCGTCATTTACAAACAAAGGATTGTTAATAGGAGGCGCAAGTTTAAGTTATGCTGTACTTGATGCAAACTTAGAAATAGCAGTAGGAACAACCTCAGGACCTGAGATGAAAACCCTTACTGCAGGAACTAACATTGCAATCGCTCAAGACAATTCTGCAAATACAGTAACTGTTGGATTTACAAAAGGTAATTTTGTAGAAGTAAATGATAACGTAACTCTCGGAAACGTAACTCTTGGAAGCGTTATTGCAACAGACATTACAGTAGGACGTTTTAAAACCTCTACAGTAGGGGCTGTAACACAGCTGACCAGCATGGCAACTGCTGTAACAATGAATGCTGCTGCAGGAGTTGTTACTTTGTTTGCAGCTACAATTGGAGCTAATACTGCAAAAACTTTTACTATTAGTAACTCCTTTGTTACTGCCGACTCAGTCGTAATGCTAACACTACTTGCTCCTAACGAATCTGGTACTCAGATCGAAGGAGCTATCTATACTAATTTAGTTTCCGTATCTTCGGGACAGATAACAGTAACACTAACAAACGACGGCGCTGAGCGACCTTCGAGCATCCGAAAGCTACACGTAGTAGTTATAAATTAATACGCAAACCAACCAACCAAAACAGATGTATCATCAAATTGAAATGAAGGTGGCAGATGCCATTGAATTGTACAAAGGACTTGAAGCAGTTAAACAACACAAAGGCGCACGATTTGCTATAATCGTAGCCCGCAATGTTAAAGAACTAGAACAACTTCTAAAACAATACGAAGAAGTTGCTAAGCCTTCTGCAGAATTTATTGAAGTTTCTGGGAAAGCCCATAAGCTAGCAGAGGCCGAAGACGAAGAAGGAATCAAAAAGCTTGAAGAAGAGCACTCGGATCTCATCAGTGAGAGAAAGTCTCAGCTTGCAGCGCTTGAAGAAACTATGCAACAAACAATAGAAATAAGTTTGCAAACAATTAAAGAAGAGCAGCTGCCAGAGGATGTAACTCCTGAACAGGTTGTTCCAATTTTACCCATAGTAGTATGAGGTCAAAAGAATACATAAGACAATTTCTACTAGCTAAGCCTGGGTACCTTAAAAAAGGTGCCTGGGCTTTAGCTCATAGATTAGATTGTTCTATCGAAGAGGCTACAGAAGTATTAGGGGCTGTTAAGCGAGAGCTTAAAAATGAAAATGTGTCTGGTAATAAACTAGACAGAGAGGATGTTGTAAATACGTCTAGCTTACAGAAGTTTCTTAAAACTCATGGTATAAGCGAGGCATCTGTATCGAGCGTAAAGTTCTGGCAAACATCTACAGGAGATCTACGATACTCTATCGTAACTGCTGATGGACCTGATATAGACAGTATACGAAAAGAAGTGCAAGAGTTTGCACAAGACTATGCTCCTATATATCCTGACAAAGAGTACAAAGAACTTGATGATCCTATTGCATATGAGATATCTCTCCCAGACATACATTATGGGAAGCTAGTAGATATGCCATTACCGTATGACTTTCAAGAGAAAGAATATATACAAGTTGTGCAAAACTTAGTAGCGAAAGCATCCGGACTAGATATAGAACGATTCATCCTACCCATAGGTAACGACGGACTTAACTCAGAGGGTATGCGGCAGACAACTACTAAAGGAACTCCGCAGCAGGACTACATGGATTGGAAGAAAAGTTTTCGAGGGTATTGGAAACTGATGGTCTACACTATAGACTATCTAAAAACAATAGCACCTGTAGACGTCATAGTCATTTCTGGAAATCACGACTACGAACGAATGTATTACGTAGGAGATGTAATAGATGGATGGTACCGCAATGACGATGCAGTAACAGTAGACAATAACAACGAGCCTAGAAAGTACTACAGGTACGGAACGAATATGCTCATGTTTACACATGGCGATAAAGAGAAGGCCCAAAACATTCCTTTAATCATGGCAACAGAACAACCAGAAATGTTTGCAGCCACTTCTCATAGAGAAGCACACTGTGGACATTTTCATAAAGAACAAGTCAATGAGTACAGAGGAATCAAAGTCCGTTTCATTCCTTCTATTTGTCCTAACGATTCTTGGCACAAGCAAATGGGATATGAGTCCAAGCGAACAGGACAGGCATATATATGGAGTAAGGCGCGGGGAATGGAAGGATATAATCAATACAATGTTTAATGATTTACCATACGACGAAGAGTACAACGATGATGACGTGGACATCAACGAGGAAATTGAGATTCTTGGAGAAGCCTATGAGAACGCATATCAAATTCTAACTGGGAAAGTTCATGTAGAAGAGTTTTTACTACAAGAAACAGAATCAGGTAGGATTGTATTTCTTCCGTTTGATCCCAAGGCGCCAGAAACTGTAGAGCTAATTATAGATGACGTAATAGCATATTTTGAAGAGGGCGAAGAGTACGAAAAGTGCTCAGAGCTATTAGTAATAAAGAGTAAGTTCGATGACACTGAATGAAATTGCATACAACCTGCTAAATCTCCTAAGAGCTGGCAGGACCCATAATGATGAGAATCTATCTCTTGGACAGATTAAATTCAACATTAAGCATTACCGTGCGATGTTTATTCGCAGAGATTTTATGCGTAACGGACTTATAACACGGCACTTAGAACAAGACCTTGGTTGTGTAAGTCTTGTTAAAGTAGATGCTAGCAAGTGCCCCTGCGACTTTACAACAGCTTGTCCAGTCTATAGAACCACAATTAAAATACCACGCACTGTTCGTTTTAACTTTAGTGATGCTATTACACATGTAGGAGACATAACAGGATTAGGCAGAATACCTATAATCGAGCCATATGAGGTTCAATGGTTATCTGCTGATAAATACACAGCAAATAACGCAAAGGCATACATGATAGAAGACTACATGTATATCTACAATCCTAAGGGAATGGAGCAAGTAAATATACGAGGTGTATTTGAAGATCCAGAAGAGCTTGCAGGAATAAAAAGCTGTGAAGAAAACTGCTATGATGCAAACTCTACTTTCCCTATACCTGCTGATATGGTTTCAGCAATAACCTCAGGACTAGTTAATGGAGAACTTAAACTATTAATTAGTACCTTAGTAGACGACGAAAACGATAGACAACAAGATACGCAGTAATCATGGCATCTCCCGCATGGCAAAGGAAAGAAGGCAAAAGTGCCTCAGGCGGACTTAACTCCGCAGGCATCGCTTCGTACCGAAGGGCTAATCCTGGAAGTACTCTATCTAAAGCTGTGACAGAAAAAAATCCCACAGGCAAAAAAAAATCTCGCCGTAAATCTTTCTGTGCAAGAATGTGTGGTATGAAACGTAGTCGCACAGGAACAGAAACAAAAAAAGATCCTAACTCAAGAATTAACAAGGCTCTCCGCAAATGGAGATGTAAGTGTTAATTTCTACAATAACAATAGAACCTATGGCATATATGAAAAAACCCTCCAAGAAAATGTATGGAGGCAACAAAAAGACGATGTACAAGAATGGGAGCTTCCTCGAACCTAACAAAGAACTATCCTTTGGAGGTGTTAAAAAGATGGCACCCGGAGGACGACGCCCAAATGAAAGTCCTGTAGATAGCGCTGCAGCTGCTAAAAGAGGAGCAGAAAACGCTGCAAAAAAGAAGGCAGAGGAACAAAGATTAGCAAGACAGAAAGCTGCTAAAGATGGGTCTACTATGGACAAAATTGGGGTGATGGGCACAGGAGCTACAAGCCCTAAGCCTCAAGATGTTGGAGCTAAAAGAGCTATCGCTACTAAAACAACTACCGCTGCTAAAAAGCCAGCTGCAGCTAAAACAAGTAGTTCTTATGCCGATGCTAAGAAAAAGAATCCTAACTTGGATAAGTTGATTAAGGAAAGAAAAGGCCTTACAAGAGGAACTGTTGAGTACAATAGAGTACAAAATCAAATCAACAAAGCGTACGGCAAAGGACCTATGCGTAAGGAGGTTAACAAAGTAGCACCTAAGCCCGCTACTAAAAACCCAGAGCGAAATCCTACTATTAAGTCTTCAACTCCTGCTAAAGCTGTAGCTAAGCCTGCTGCTAAAAAGCCTGTTGCAAAAGTTTCAACAAAGCCAACAGCAAGCAGAACGGGCATGAGCCCTCAAGGAGACACTCGAGCTTTACAAGCCGAACTTAAAAGTGCAGCTCCTGCAGCATCAGCTAAAAAACCAATAGACCGAAGAACTGCGCGTTCTGCTAGAAAAACTGACAGGCTGAAAAAGCGTGTAGGTAAACTACAAGGTAAAATGCAGGCAGGTGGGTTAAAAGCTCCTAGCGACGATCAAAAAGGCTTAAAGAAACTTCCTACTTCTGTCCGTAACAAGATGGGGTATATGAAAAAAGGTGGCAAGCGCTAAATAGATGCACACATTCAAGAATGTATATAGCAGCTACTCTACGTCAGTAGAAGAACCTATTAGTAAAAAACTTTTTAAAGAGATTTGCGAAAGGTTCAACATGGAGGTTATAGAAGGAATTCTTGAAGGAAGTGTATTTAATATGAAGAATAATCTCTCTAACCTTTCTATACGTAGGATTGAACGTAACCCGTCCAAACCTACTATAGATTGGTGGGAGAGTAATAAATACAAGCAGGAGTTATTGGCTGAGGGTAAAACTTTATTCTCAGAAGATGACCCTGAAGGATCAAAGTGGTTTATATACTACACTGATCCGTGGTATTGCAAGTACCATTGGGAAAAGCATAAATGCAAAATCCCCAACAAAACGGCATACAGGTTTACCCCTACCCGAGGCGTAAAGGGAAACAAGGAAAAGTTAACTAAGCTACTGAAGGAAGACGAATTAGCCTATCTCAAATTTAAGAAGCATGGCAATATATAAAACAACATCTAGCAAGGTTATCATCCGGAAAATCTTTAGGGACATAAACCCTAACACAGATAACTGGATAGATGATGCAGTCGAGTGGATGGGAGAAGCACTTGAGCACATTGGTGCTGCTTCTCAGCTAGCGTTGCGTACCTGCGTTTTAAGTATAAAAGATTACAAAGCTGCATTGCCGAGTGATCTCTTTTACGTTAATCAAGTAGCTGTAAACGAAACAGCTGAATCTGTGATTATCTCAGAGCAAATGGATACGCTCTTGGAAAGAATAGACAATATCATAAACGGAACAGGAGCATCTAACCATACGCTAAATGAAATGAACTCTAGACTGCAAGTCTTAGAGAATCAACTTGGGGGAGCAGACGACATGGCTATCTTAACAAAATGCCGATCTCATTTTCCAAGAAGCACAGACTGTCCTGACTGTATAGAAGATAATAAAGTAACGTCACGATGTTATTACATCGAAGCAGATAAGATTAAGACATCTTTCTCTACAGGCAAAGTATGCTTAAGCTATATGGCTTTTCCCGTGGATGATGACTGCTACCCTCTTATCCCAGACGACATTAGCTTTAAAGAGGCTATGTTCTGGTACGTATATAAAAAGATGTTGCTGGGTAATATGACTCCATCTCAAAATGGGATTGGGTATGAATTTGCAGAAATGCAATGGAAGTACTACTGCACTCAAGCTAGAAATGCAGCTAACTATCCAGATATTGATGCATACGAATCCTTTATGGATCAATGGGTACGACTCATTCCTAACATTAACAGACACGCAGAAGGATTTGGTAGTCTCAACAGACGTGAGTCACTAGACAGAAATGGGGGCGGAACACTTATAGATAGCGCAACTATTTCAAACAGCGTTCCTACAAAGAGTGCTGCTACAAACCTAACCCGTAGAACAACTAGCGTTTCTTGGAGCAGTACTACAACAGATGGAGTTGCAGTCGGAGCAGGTATAACTGCTGCAGTGCAATTGCTTAATCCACAATCTACAGACTTAAGCACAATTGACGGCACATCTATTATTACGTACGCCAACAATCAATGGCTTCTCACCGGACTTACGTCGTCTATGACTTTGACGTATGCCTACACCTTAGCATTTAATGATGACGGGGCAGGAGATTTAGATATAGAAGTAGTGATGGTTAATAATTCTACAGGTCAAGAGACAATTGTAGGAACAACTACATATGCCCTCAGTGGTAATGATACACAAATACAAGGAGACGAAACAACTCTTGTGGGAAGTGTACAATCAGCTACTGTATTCCTTAGACTCCCTGTACAATCAAACCCAGGACTCAGCGCAGTTAAAATAAGTGCAGGAACGCTTAAAGTGGAGTAATGGCAAACAAGTATAAAATTAAAGCAAGCGGTGGACAGCATACAGTGCAAACAGTAGATGCCACAAACACAAACACGGTATTAGGTGTACGTGCATTTCCTACGCAAGAACTTTTTGCACGAGTAGTAGGAGGAGCAATAGATATTGAAACACAATCTAAGGAGATTAAAGTATTTATTGGACTTGCACACGGGGACATAATAACAGAGAACAATGCTGTTTGGGGAGCCAATGTAAATGCAACAGCTGTAGCGCTAAACGCATTTTTTAAAACAAGCCCTCATCAACTAGAAGATCTAGAAGATGTTCCTGTACCTGTAACAAACAAATTTCTCAAGTACGTTAATGGAACATACGTTTGGGCAGAAGCTGATGGAGGGAGCTCTACTCTAGATCAAACCTTAACAGTAACTAATACCATTGGGAGTGCTGAAAAAGGAGATACTTACAACAGCGGAACAGCTGTAGAGGTTCTTATGAGAGATATACTTGCCCCATTTTTAATTCCTAGTATAGGAGCAATTAGTATTACTGGGACTGGGGCGTCAATTGCAGAAGGAGAAAACTTAATAGTACAGTGCGGCGTTGCAGCAAACACAAGTGCCGTAAGGATAACCTTTAATAACCCTGAAAGCTTAACAGCTTCTTCCAACTTAGTTATAGTAGACACTACTACCGTAGGGGGGTTTATCACTTTAGTACAACAGTCTATAGCTGACTTCGGAGCACTAGCTGTTCCATATGCACAAGCTACAACATACTCGTCTCCTGGCATTCCTGTATCAGCTACAGTAAGCCAAAGAAATATTAAAGTGCAGGCTTCCTACACAGATCCCAGCGCAGGCAGTACTACGTTACTAAAAACTGTACATATAAAGTATAGAAACAAGTTTTATGTAATTACATCTACCTCGTCATCTATAAGCTCTGTGCAAGACTTATTAAACAATGCAACTAGCACAATAACCTCTACACTATTAGTAGATCCGTCAAAGGCTGTGCAAAGTTTACAAGTACAATGTAACAATAATACAGAAAATAATAGTACCTTTACTTGGATTTTAATACCAGGATCAGGTACATTGGGAGAAGTAGCGGCTCAAGTTATAGGTAAAGGTGTTGCAAACTACACAGATAGTTGGACACTTTACGATAACGGGGGCAGTGGTTTTCCACACACAGTAGGAACAGCGGCTCCTACATATAAAGCTTACAGATCCAATCAACCTGGAGCTTTTGATGATAATCTTATATTAAATCTAGAACTAAAATATTCTTGATATGGCAATCAAATTTGGAGATACACTTGAAAATCAAAACGCTGCATACCCTATTGTGGATGTAGACGGTAACAATATTGCAGGTGTACACCACGTGACAACTTTTTCACAAGCAGCGCTAGCAGGCGTTCCAGTAAATACTCGAAGGCAAGGCAGTATTGTAATTGCAAAAGATACTGGTAAGGTATACATCTATCTTGGTAGTGATACTGCAGATGGTACCGGTAGTAACAATTTATGGAAAGATCACGATGGTACTGGTTGGGCATTGCAATCTGGAGATAACACTTTAGGAGCTGATAGTAGCTTTGACAATAGTGCTCTTCAAACAGCGGGTGCAGCTATTAGTAGCCTTGCAACTACTACTACTTTTACATCCGCTATCGATCAGCTTAATGATCTTTTAGGCTTGCTTGTACCTACTGCCCCAGTAACACTTGCAACTCAGCTTAATGCGGGAGGTGAGTTTGCTGCTTCAAATTTTGGGGCTTTTACTGAATTTAAGCAAAACAATCTCGTTTCAAATCCTGTTACCAATAGCTTGTCGGGTCTTCCATCTACAGGCACTTCTGTAGATCATACTACAGATACAGACATTACTTCTGAGACAATTACAATTATCCCTGCTAATAATTGCGCGGTAGAAGCAGCTACATTAATTCTTGCAGGAACTGCAGGTGTCGTAACAAACTTGGCAGCAGGGGACTCTAGTCAGACTACTAGCAGTCTTACTCTTGCTAAAGTGACTGGTGGTTTTCCAACTATTGGTGACTCTGCGGGATTTTATACGGGTATAACTAGCTTCACCTACTCATACAGTGGGACACTTGGAGTAGGAGCGCATAAGATTGCTATTGGGGATGCAGACGCTACTCCTGCAGTTAGTAAGACTTTCTTTATACAGCCTATTTCCAGCCCCGCTGCTATTTCAGCAGCAAGTGCTGTGCTGGACACGTCTTCTATGAATGAAGACACAGGCTTTGCTTACTACTACAGCAGTGGCGTTAAGTACTGCGGCAATACAGCCTTTAGCTTTGGTATTAGCGCAACAGTAACAAACATTGTGCCTAGTGGAGTCAGTGTTTATGGAGCGGTATTAGACAGTCCTTCTAATTACAACTGGGCGGTAGGCGAGGCACAGTCCTGTTTTGCAGCACCTCCTACACTAGACTATACTGCACATCAAANTGTTAGTAGTAACACAAATGTTGCAGCTGGACTAGCGAGCTACAGCTTAAGTCAAAATGTAAGTCTTCAAGCTAGTAATGGTACGTTCATCATTGGCTCAGCCGTTAAGCCTAGATATGACTTTAAGTCTATGTATGGTAATGACGATAATGTTGACTTTGCTAACAGTACAGCTAAAGTCTTAGTAGCTTGGAACAGTCGGGTTTCAAATTCTAGTACAATGGTTCCTTTTGAAGAGGAACTGTTTTCGGATGTTAACGGAGACGGAGTGCGAGTAAAAGAAACAACTGTAAATTCTTATACAAGCACACCTGGCGGTACTGCAGCAAACTTTGGAGCTTGGAGCCCCCAATTTGGTAACAACGCAAGTAGTTCTTTTGCTATCAATGCCAAAGATGCAATTGTAATTCCTGCTGGTATTAAACATGAAAGTACAATAGACTATTCGGGTGCTAGCTACCCTACATCTCAAGCTGCTGCTACTGATTTCTCTACTCGTAGTAATAGTGATGCCCAGTTTATTACATGGAAGATTCCATTAGACACTAGTAACGCAGTTCAAAAACTAGACATTACTGTAACAGGCACATTCACTGAATTTAAAGTAAAACAGTTTGATGCTGGCGAAGACGACAGCACCGAGGATGCCAATCCAAGTACTAACGGGTGGCTGGATTGCATGGCAGTCAACTCTACACAAACAAGTGGTGGAGTACCTATTGGAGGCTGCGGGGACGGTGATTTCTTTGATGGAGATGAAACCAACAAGGTGTTGACTATTACTGCTGGAACTGGTCGTTGGGGAAAAGGCAGTCACTTATTCCTTCGTATTAAACTTGCTGCGAGCGAGGCTATTAGTAAGCTTGGAATTCAAGAATAATAGCTTTAATATATAAACTAATTAACTATGTCATTTTCATTAGAAGAAAAAGTTGATCTCTTACTCAAGAAGATTGCATTTGGTAAAACTAAAACCGATACATCAGAAAAGGTTGATGGGTTTGGTGAGGGTATTGCATCGCCTTTGTTTTTACGGGGGGATAAAGTTTTGCAACAAACGTCTAGCATACCAAGCAATCCTGCAGCTGTAGCTGATATTGTTCAAGCATATCAAGGAGCAGATGTTGTAGAGTGTACTGCCGCGTCAGGTACTACTGATACAAACATTACTGGCTTCAAACGTGCGTGGAGTACGGGACAGACAGACTGGATTCCGGCAGAATTTAGTGCGGGATACACAGTAGAGGTCTACGTTGGTCCTTCAGGATGGAATGGAACTGATGCGATTGCTACCACTATCGGCGGTACAAATGGTACCAACACGGGAGCAAATGTTTTCCGTGTTGTACCTGGTGTGTCTACGTCTGACTGGTATTTCGACTATCAGGCGGGAGTTCTGTACTGGACAAACGAAGATGAAGTAGGCGGCACTAACAACCAAGTAGGAGGATCTACAGAGCTTACTAGTAGTATTGCAACTGATGATGTAGTTTATATCAAAGGTTACAAATATATTGGAATCTTTGGTGTTGGAGGTAGCCTTAGTGCTGCGACCAACGCTTCTCTTGGAGGTCTAAAATTATTTTCTAATACTGAACAATCAGTAGCAGCCGAAGCCGTTAGTACTACAGCTAGCCGTACCTACGGAGTTCAATTTAACGCTAGTGACCAAGCAGTAGTTAACGTCCCGTGGGTAGACACTAATACCACGGATCATGCTGCAATAACATTTGGCTCTTCTCCTCAGGGCTATCTATCTTTATCCGGTCAAGAGATTACGGTCAACGCAATTAATCTTGCAAGTCATGTAACAGGAGATTTGCCAAATGCTAATTTAGCAAACGCGTCTGTCACTATTGGTTCAACTGCAGTAGCTTTAGGAGCTAGTGTTGCTACATTTACAGGATTAGATAGTGTTACTTCTGCAGCTTTTGTAGGAGCTTTGACGGGTACTGCTGATCTCGCTACTGAACTTGCAGGAGGAGCTTTGGGCAGTGTACCTTATCAGGATGGTACGGGTTCTACTGCATTCCTTGCGGGTAATACTACTACTACTAAAAAGTATTTACAATCAGTGGGCGATGACACTGATGCTGCAGCTCCAACTTTTGCAGAAATTGCAGCTGCAGACGTTTCAGGTCTTGGAACGCTGGCTACCGCTAATATTACTGTAACTGAGGGAACAGTAGCAGCACATAAAGTTGTACTTACTACTGCGGCTGCTGGTGGAAACTTTACAGGAGTACAAATTGATACTGCTGATTTAACTTTTACTCCGTCAGCTGATGCCGGCAGAGGTCTCCTTACTACGGGAGATCTTACTGTAAAAGGTAATCTTAACGTCATTGGGGACGGTACATACATTAACCTTCAACAGGAAAATGTGTATATGAAGGACGCATTAATAACGCTTGGTAATGAAGATGACGGAGCAGATACTGATTTTGCAGACGCTGCTGTTATGGCTGCAGGTACTCTTTTGGGCATAGAAGCTTATAAACAAAATCACGATAACTCTGCGCACCCTTCTTTAGTTTTTGATAGTACCGTAGGCAATAAATACTGGGCTATTGACAACAAGGATCATGCTTCTAGTGTTCTTACTAGAGTGGCTAGAATCTATAAACTAAACTATACTATTACATCACAAAATGTTACAGATGGGTATTTCACAATTACACATCAATTAAACCATAGAGACGTTATTGTGCAAGTACGTGACGCTACTCAGAACATTGTATTCTTTACATATACTTCGCAAACAGTAAACACAGTTCGAGTAGCTATAGGGGGAGGAATTGCTACCGGCAACGAGTTCAAAGTAGTCGTTGTAGGATAATTTGTATATTTGTAAAGCAAACCAATCTCAAATATAATGTTATTAAAAGAATGTATTAACGTGTATAAAGCCTTTCAGGTTATAAGTGAATCACAGCTCCCACTTGTAACTGGATGGACTATTGCACAAAACATGTCCAAGTTGCAACCTTTGGTTGAATCATTTGAAGAGCACAGACAAACTTATATTGACCAGCTTCGAACAAAAGCTACAGTTGACTCAGACGGTGAACCTAAAATTGCTGATGATGATGCTGCAGACTTCAAAAAGCAAATAGAAGCATTGCTCAATGAGGATGAGAAAGTCCGCTTAAAAAAGGTTGAACTGATAGACGATGGGACTTTGTCTATTGCACCCAACGTTTTGATGGCTGCAATGGATTTTCTAACACTCAAGCCCCATGCCGATAAAGTTATCTGATGTAATTGAGAATGTAAATTCTAACTTTGCCGTTGTAGAGACTAACAAACATAATATTGTTGGGCTGTATAATGGCTCTGTTGGTACTGCGCCCTCATTAGAAATTTATCATAACGGGACGCATGTTAAAACGGGTTTAACTAGTGACGGCGTAAATACAAATAGAGTAGAGGTATATAAGTCTCCATTTGCTCAGAGTGCTGGTACAAATCTTGTTACAGGTACAGACAGCTTAAAACTAGAAACCCGTAAAGGAGGTTTAATTTCTGTGCACGATGGGGTGCTTAACGACGGCAATGGAGGAGAAGCAGTATACTTGGTTCA